GTGGTCCATTGACAACGTCTGGTGTATACAGTACAATGACTCTATACACAACACAGTCGGGTGCGCTAGCAAACGCAATGACGTTCTCCGCACCTACTAATAATAGCTCGGTCTACACGCTTCCAAATATTCAAAACTTGAGTTGGATACGTCTTTACCATAACTCAATTAGTGGCACCACACCATACAGAATATATCAGTTTCTTCCCCGCACACTTATCCAAGTAGATGATTTAGAAGCGGACGTTATTGACGTTGTTTCGCTACGAGTTAGCGGTAGTATTGTTGTAACAGCAGATAGTCTTGCAAATGGTAGTATTACCGGCGCGAAAATTATGGCTGGAACCGTGTCCGGTGTTCTTATCACCCCGGGTACTATTACGGCGAATGAAATATCCGCCGGAACTATTACAGCAAATAAACTTAATGTAACCCAACTAGATGCAGTAGCCGCTAACATGGGCACGCTTATAGTAAATAGCGGAATAAGCGTAGGAACAGACGGGTATATTTGGACTGGTACTGGTTCAGCAGCTACTCCCACGACCGGGTTAAAAATTTACACAACCAGTGGAGTTAGTAGACTAACTACTTATGCAAGCGGTGTAGCTCAAGTAGACATTGCAAGCAATGGTAAGCTTCTTGCCGGAGCTGGGACAGTTATCCTTGATAGTGCGGGTATGACAGCCGGAAAAACTGTAGTAAACAGTAACGGTATTACAGTTGGTGATTTGACGTCACTACTAAATAACAACGATGCTCTTAAAATTATGGTCAGTGGTACAAGTGGTAATAACGGGGGTATTTCATTTTATAACGGAGCGTACTCCTCAGTATCCCCGCAATCAGCAATCACAACTGACGCTACAAACAACTTCGTTATAGCAAATAACGTACCGGGTGGTAATTTAATTATTCAGAATGCGCCTACAGGTAACAATTCTATATATCTATACAACTCTAACGTAAACATAATGCCCACTGCAAATGACCTCAACCCAGGCGCAATATTCGGTTACCGCCGCGACGCTATTGGCACTCCATTGCTTAGGTATTATCTAGGACCTGACGGATTCTTTTTTAGAAATAATGCGGTAGAGGACATAATGGTCATAGACGCAGTCACCGGCGATATAACTACAGATGGGGGCATTTTTGCCGGAACTAGTAATAATAAATTCACTGTAGCCTCTAGTACTGGTAATACTGCAATTGCTGGTACTTTAGGCGTTACCGGACAAACAACACTTACAGGTTCCTTAGCCGCAAACGGGGGTATTACAGTAGACTCGACCGCATTTACAGTCGCTGATACAACAGGGAACACAGCAATTGCGGGTACTTTAGGCGTTACCGGACAAACAACACTTGGAGCGCTTAACGCCACGGGAGCAGTTGGTTTTGGAACATCTAGCAATAAAGTCACAATCGCAGCAGCAACAGGGAACACAGAAATTGCAGGTACTCTTGAGGTAACCGGCAAAATAACCTCCGCAGAAATGGGTTATCTTACTGCCAGAAGAACAGCAACCCTCGCAATCACAACTGCGGGCACGACTATTGTATGGAGTGTAACAAGGTCTGCTAATATTTCTGTTTCTTCAGACACTATTACTATAGACAATGCTGGTTATTACATGTTTTCCGCTACCTTCGGAACAGTTGCCAACTTAACAAGCCTTCGTATGACTTTGCAAAGAGGCGGCGTTAATTACGTGAGTACCGTAGAAAGCGACGGTTTGAGCACCGGAGGTGGTTATATATTTAACTTTAGCACTGGATTCTATGCTACAGCGGGCTCAACTTATAAAATTGTCCTCACACCGTCTTCAAACACGACACTAAACTTCAACGGTGAGGGCTTTGCAGGACCGACTCCAATTCTGAATATATTTCAATCTATAGGTGTATTACTATGACTATTTTTAAAATTTATGACCCGGAAACAATTACTTTTGGGTACTGGGACGAGTATGGTACGCCGTACTCTGCCCCCTTACCCGATGACAGCACGGTCCAAGAAAAACCGTTTACTTTAGCACAGGCGCTACGAGAATTAAGAGCCCGCCGCAATACCTATCTTTACGAATGTGACTGGACACAGTTACCAGATACAGGACTAAGCGCTGATAAACTATTAGAGTGGCGAGATTATAGACAGCAGTTACGAGACTTTCCAGCCTTAGTAGCGACTCAGGGATGGGGAAATGTTCAGTGGCCAGCACAACCACTTGACAGATAAAAATTTATCGTGTATAATGAGGACAGATGATTACATCCGTAACTAATATTGACTATCTTATTGACTCTGTTCGTCTACGTCTAGGTGACTTTGAGGGAACAACTTATTCAACAACTCTTGTACGGACGGCAATTGTAAGTGCGGTGAAATTTTTACAAAAGCGTTGGCGTAGTAAATACCAGATTTTAATCTCCGGGTCTTACACAGGAAACAACTCTAGTGCCCCGTCCGGATATGCAGAAGCAAACACTATTGACGGTGTGGGGTACATTCCAATTGGGCTAAACGTTAATGACGCGTATAGAAACCCTTACGTTGTATTCTCACAAGAACAACCCCCAGTCATAGAACAAAACGACGAAGATGCGATTGTTTTAGCAACAGCGTATATTATACACTTAGCTAAGCTAACAAATAGCTCTTCAACGTTTGTATCTTGGAGCACCGAAGACATTCGGTTTACAAATACAACCGCGGCAAATACCATGAGAAATGTTTTAGAAACATTACAAACCGAGTTAAACACACTGTTTGCAACACGCATTGCTCAACCAGTAATGAGCAGACAGCCTCTAAATATAGTGACAGGAACAAAGGTTTATTAAAGGAGAAAGTATGGCAAGGAATTTACCAAAGATGTTGTATGTTGGAGACTTCCCAGCTCCAACGGGATTCGGGATTGTATCTCGAAATTTGATTAGTACATTTCGTAAACACTACGATATGCACATTATTGGGGTTAACTACTTTGGGGATTATGACCCTCTTATTGAGGGCCTTAAAGTATATCCGGCCTCGGCTGGTGGTGGCGAAGTTTACGGGTTTGATAAGTTCTTCAAGCTTTTGATGCAGATAACCCCTGATGTCTGTTTTGTGTTAAATGACGTTTGGATTGCAATGGATTATAATAAACACATCACAGAGTATAAGAAGAGTTTTCCTGACAACAAAACAACGTTTGTTTTGTATACCCCAATTGACGCGGAAAATATCAAAAAAGATTTTGTGGATAGAATAGATAATTTTGACCACGTTGTAACGTATACTGAGTTTGGAAAGCGACAGCTTCTGCTCAGCGGTATTGAGCGGCCAGTTCATGTTGTACCACATGGTGTTGACCTAACTAAATTTAAACGTTTAGATAAGAAGGCTACAAAGTCTTCTATGAAAATTGGAACTGATTCGTTTGTTGTGTTGAACGTTAGTAGAAATCAACCACGCAAGCGTCTTGATATGTTCTTCTACATCTTTGCTGAATGGGTACGTCGATACGACATACCTGATACAGTACGGTGTTACTATCATGGCGCCCTTCAAGACTACGGTATTGATATCCTTCAATGGTGTGACTACCTTGGTATTAAGGACCGCCTAGCAATCTCTCGTCCAGACCTAACGCCGGACAACGGCTTAACTGATGAGCAGATGAACATGGTGTATAACTGCGCAGACGTGTTCTTTACTACGACTGCGGCAGAAGGCTGGGGACTTCCAATTGCAGAAGCAATGGCTGTCGGCGTACCGTGTATTATTCCAAACCACTCGGCCTTAGCAGAGTGGCCGGATGGAAACGCCCTCTACACTGAGTGTTATCCATTTCCAAGCCTGACAGACCGTGGGTTAAATACAATCCACCATCTTACGGAAGTAGAGTCAGCTATTCAGGCCCTCCATAAGTTATATACGGATTCCCAGTTCCGTAAGGAACTCGGAGAAGCCTCGTATAAGCACATGCAAAGTCCTAAGTTTAACTGGGAACGCATTGCAAAGCAATTTATGGAGATTATAAAGAATGGAAAAAACGGAGATTGAAAGCCTGGCTAAGAAGTATGCACGCAGGCTCTTGACAAAGTTGGAAGAACTTGGTATACTTAATTCTGTTGTTAGGAAATATGTTTTGGACGAGATGAATAATCTCGCGCGAGAATTATCCAACAATAATAATAATAAATGACGAAATGAAAGAGGAACAAACAAAATGGGTTTTGGAAGCATGATTAAGAATGCCGCAAGTGATGTAGGCGGCAATGACACAAAGTTACCTAATGTATTTTTGGATATCCGCGAAGGAAAACGAACATTCCGGTTTATCCCCGATGTAAACAACCCAGGAGAGCCCATGATGGGCGAAATTGCTAATAGCATTTGGCTAGCAGTAAAGAAAGACGGTATGACTGTTCAGCGGCGTGTTTTCCTTGACGCGGCTGGTGAGCGACTTATCCCAACTGACAGTGCTGAAAAGATTAAACGGCGGTTCTTTATTAACGTTTACGACCGCACCCGTGTGGTTAAGTTTCCTGATGGTAGTGTTCTTTATCCGAACGTGAAGAACGAGTTTTGGAAGCGTGAGGGTGACCGAACTACTCAAGTTACGGACATCAAGCCAGAGCCTAATAACAAGATTATGGTTCTTGAAGGCAGTGTTTCTCTTCGTGCTGACCGTCGTGGTGGGTTGTTGAATGAAATTGACGACCTCTCTAAGACATTGTTTGCAGAGGACGGTATGACCCTAATTCCTATTACTGAAGTAGACATCGAAATGGTTACACGCGGTACTGGACTTAGTACAACACGAACAGTGCATCCCGGTATGAATCGTGAAGCGTTCCCACAGACTGCTATGCAACTTCCGTTGTATGACCTGAATACCTTTACGAAGCCCTGGCCAGTGGCAGCAATTAAAGAAATCTTGGGTGGTATCGAATACTCAGAAGTTCTTAAGAAATATAATATTCCAGTTATCCCACAGATGGGTGTCGCTTCTACAGAAGAACCCTCACTGTTCTAGTCCACTTAACAAGGGGGCGTATGATTCATACGCCCCCAAGATTTTTATTGAAGGGACAATATGAGCTATAAAACGGAATGTCCCCGATGTGGTGGTAATGATTTTTATGTGACACCTGCTAACGGAGTTGGCTACTGCTTTCACTGTACATACTTTGAGAGAGATGGTGACAAAAAATCAGAAGATACTTCACTAGAATGTGCGGTACCCGTCATCAGGGCCTTATATAAAAAATTGACCGAGTACTATCACAGTTGTATCACGCCTGAGGTACGTAAGTATCTTCATAAGCGGGGATACACTGATACAATGATAGAGGAATTAAAACTAGGGTATATACCTGACGAGAATAGGTCAGATATAGACAACACACTTGGGAGAGATAGCGGTCTTTATGCGGGTGGTAAAGCAGTGCTAGGAAACAGAATTTCTTTTCCCTACATTGCAGACAACACAATTGTTGATATACGCGGTCGAGCTATGGACACGGAAGACCCAATTCGGTATAAATCACCGCTGGGTTCTGCACACCTGCGTGGTGCAGACTACCCGTATAACTATAAAGATAGCCAAGCTGACCATGTTATTACAGAGGGCGAGATTAAAGCCGCGATAGCGTCGCAGAATGGGGTAGCTTGCGTAGCTGTCCCGGGTATCGTGTCGTGGAGACCTAAGTTAAGTGGCGTACAGAAGCAAACAATTGTGTTTGATTCAACACGGAATAAATCAACGCGTGAAATTACATATCGTGCAATCGATAAACTTGCTCACAGACTGTATAATCCGCACGTAGCTATGCTACCACTACGCGGTAATGATAAGATGGATATAGACTCGTTTATAATAGCATATGGTGCAGGAGAATTTCGCACTATTATTAACAGTGCGCTACCATATGAGGACTGGGCAAAAATACAAAGGAGAAGAAATGTACACTGATATTACAGCTGAATGGAGACTTCTAGCCAGCATTGTTGATAATCCAGAAGTAATGCATTCCATTACAAAGGAAATTTTTACAGAAGAGCGTCAGTTTATTTTAGAGGCGATGCGTGGCGCCTACATTAAATACGGTGAACTTACCTATGAGGGTCTTCGACTAGCATTAAAGGGTGAGGTTCCCGCGGAACTTACGAGTGGTGTTGTGGCAAATCAGCGAGCTCTTATTGATGAGCTTGTGTTAGTTGCAAGACGACGTCAACTGCTTCAAGCGTCAAGAGAACTTGAGATACAAAGTAAACGCTTCGAGCCTGACGAGTCAGCGATTAATCAAGCTTTAGAATTTGAACCCCTGGCGCCAACATCTGACTCAACAATTGTTCCTGGCGCACAGCGAATGTTAGGTGACCTATTCCGTAAGGCTAACGGTCAGTATCAGTTTGTCCATACTGGGCTAAAATTTCTTGATACTATGCTAGGCGGAGAGTGGATGCCGAAGACGCTTACCGTCCTTATGGCTAAGCCAGGTACTGGAAAAACAGCGCTTGTTGGGCAGTCTATGCTAGAAATGGCTATGCGCTATAATATACCGTCGCTTCTTATTAGTCTAGAAATGGCTAAAGAACAACTTGTAATGCGCTGGGTATCCTACATGCTTGAGATTGACTCCGCAAATCTATTGATTGGGCGAATTACTACTCAACAACGGCAGCAGATTGAAGATGCGGTTATTAAACTACAGCAACTACCACTGCACGTTATTGACACCCCAACAATTAAACTAGACCAGATTAAGAAAGAGATTAAAGACTTTGCAATGACCGGCGGTAAGGTAGTATTTTTGGATTACATCCAGATTGTAAATCACTTCAATACCGGACTGCGCAACTATGACTTAGGTGAGGTTGCTCAAGCGCTTAAAGAAAGCGCGAAAGAAAACAATATTGCAGTTGTCGCGCTCTCGCAAATGAATAAGGGTAAGGACGGCGGGTTAGACTCAGTTCGTGACTCTGGTGAAATTTCGCAGATTTCCGACACGGTTATTGAGCTTTCACCTATTGATGAGTTTGTTGACGACACGGGTATGCGCGGGATTAGCATTAAGTTCCATAAGAATCGTAATGGCCGCCTAGGAACGTCATCAGCAGCTTTTAACGGGGCCTTCCAAAAGTTTATAGCATGAGGCGAGTAACAAGAGACCCTGCGCCAATTACAAGTAAAGGAAACTTTAAGAAAGTAGACGAGCGCAGAAAAGAAATAAATAGGTTAAATAGACAGCGGGCTAAAGCGATGGAACGCCGCGTAGCTCGTTATCTAGATGGAACTCAAACTCCTCAGTCTGGAGCCGGCTCAGCAAAAGGCGATATTCTTATTGACTTTATAAATCGCCCAGGGAAGTACATGATTGAGTGCAAAATGAGCTCACTGCGGCGGAATAATATCCCAAAATTACAATTAACCAAGGCCTGGATACCTAAGATGATATCTGATGCTAAAGCAATGCGGGCATTGTTTCCTGTGCTTGTGTACCATTACCATGAAAAAGCTGGGGACTATATTGTAATTAACTGCACAGATTTACATAAGATAAACGTGTACCCGGAGAAGTTAGATACTACAGAGCCTAATAGAAAAGAACATGATACCTATTCAAAGAGTGCGGTGTTTTTCTCAACCTGGTCAGACGTTTGTAAATCCCCGCCATACTACTCTTTACTTTCCATAGATAATGTGTTATACTATCACATGACACTAGAATATTTTAGGGATATAGTAAAGGATACGTAAATGGCTAAAGAGCTATTGGTTACTGAGTCAGTTTTTTCTGAGATAATGGGCAGGGACGTGGGTATCACGGTTCGCTCAAAGAGCAATGAAGTCTGGCATAAGTTTGATGGAGTTACTCTGCTTAAGGTAGAGAATCAAAAATCAACAGGAATGAAGAACGCACCGGACAAGCGTATGCGAGATACAAAAGCGTACACGCCTCCAATGATAGCACTTAATTTTTCCGGCGGAAACAATCTCGTATTTATCGTTGAGGACTTCGCACTAGTAGCACGTTACAGAGGTGTTAGTTTTGTATTTGAGGACTATTTTGTTGATATAGTAGAATGGGAACAGAAATGAACTACACGATTATAACAACTGAAGGCCAGTTGCATCGAATGCTCGGTGAGCTGAGTTCAGCAACGGTTATCTTTGTTGATACAGAAACAACACATCTAGACCCATATCGTGCTAAGCTTTTGATGATTCAAATTCATGCAGAGAATATCGGAACGTTTGTTGTAGACTGTACGACCGGGATTAATGTAAAACTACTAAACACACTGTGGAGCAATGACTTTCTTATCAAAGTTTTTCATAACGCGGCGTATGACGTCAAGATTATTTTTCACAACTGTGGTGTTTTGATTAAGAATGTCTATGATACTATGATTACAGAGCGGATGCTAACCGCAGGTTTTATTAAATTACAGGCTTCACTGCTTGCAGTCGCTGAGCGTCGCTTAAACATTAAGTTAGATAAGTCTGTACGAGCGACGTTTACTGAGAGCGAGATATCTGAGCTAAGCAAAGAACAGATAGAATACGCAGTCAATGACGTTCTTGTTCTTCCTGAAATCAGACGCCAGCAGTTAGCAGAGATTGAGCAACACCAGCTACAAAATGTTCATGCTCTTGAGATGGAGCTTTGTCCAATTACCTCGCTCATAGAGTACACAGGGATGCCGTTTGACGCGGGCCACTTACATACTTTAGAACCAAAGTTTGCGCACATTATTAAAGAAGCAGAGCGAGTACTTCAGGACATGTTTATCAATGCGGGAGTGTGTAACCAGATTATCTTTAGTAAAGAGGGCTACACAGGATTTAACCCCTCTTCAACCCAGCAGATGATAGAGCTGTTTAATAAAGTTGGTATTGGAATTGAAAGTCTTAATGCTAAGCTAGTTATGCAGTGGGATTTTAAAAACCGGCGCACTGCTAAAAACTTTGCAATTGACTTTACCGACTTTAGTGACGATATTGACATAAGTGATGCGATGGATAAGTTTGGTAGCTTTGAGAATAAGTATCTTCAAGCCTATTCATTTTACGTAGCCGCTAAGAAAATTCACGGCACATACGTCAAAGCATTACCGCTTATGGAAAACCCTGTAACAAAGCGTATTCACTGCTCGTTTAATCAGTATGGCGCGGCAACAGGCCGGTTTTCCAGTTCCTCACCAAATCTACAGAACATTCCCTCTGACCAGAAGATGCGTAACCTCGGTGTTGATTCGAGTATTCGCCACTCATTCAGAGTGAAAGACGGGCGCAATCTTATTATTGCCGACTACTCAACTATTGAGTTGGTTATTATTGCAGATGCAAGTGGTGACCAGGGGCTTATTAATAATCTTGAAGACTTACATACCTTCGTAGCCCGGGAAGTGCTGGGGGTCAAGGATATTACTGAAAAAAATAAGAAGGAACTTCCGTATAGAATCTGGCGTGACATTGCAAAAATGGTAAACTATTCCATTGCATATAACGTTGGTGGTAATAGTCTAAGCAAACAGATGTCTGTCTTGATGGCGCCCCTCGGAGAAAAGATGTCCTCTGAGCGTGCTGATAAGATTATTGACGACTGGAAAGGGAGATTTCCACAGGCCGCTGAGTGGTTGAAGAACAGTGCGCGGTCTGTTGTTTTATATGGTGAGGTTACAGATAGTTTTGGTAGAAAGCGTTTCTGGGACAGGACTGAGTTTTACGATAAATGGAAGAGGGCCTCCGCCGAACGAGAAGCCATGAACTTTCCAATTCAGGCCCTCTCTGCTTCAATGGTAAAGCTTGCTTTAATTGGCACGCACAATCGGCTTAACTTAAAAAAAGGGCGCATTGTATCAACAGTACATGACGAAATTATCGTAGAAGCCGGGACTGCATATGCAATTGAGGCCGCACAAATATTAAAAGAAGAAATGGAAAAAGCAGCGCAACGAGTACTTCCTAATTTAGGTAGTACAGTATTAGTTACGCCAGCTATATCAGATAAATATGACAAGTAAGGAGACTGAAGATTATGGATTTCTTCTCAAGGGAAGACAAGTGGGAGATAATTATTGGGTCGATTATTTTTTTTATAGTCCTACCATTGACGATTTGGTTTTACGTGAAACCCTGGTTGGACGAACTCGGTTAGAGGCTTACGCAAAAGCATCAGCAACAATTAGAGGACATTTAGGAGGATTTGAATGGCAAGAGTTATTACGTTCGATGGAATGACCATTGGTGACGTGTATAGGAAGCACACGTATTTCCCGTCAAGTTTGCCCTCAGTTAATAGGGCAATTGGGGATATGCGCGGTGTACAGGGAGGGAGCATCGTTCAAATACTTGCGGAACCGGGGCATGGAAAGACGACTATGGCGCTTGACTTTATTGCACAAGCCCAAAAAATTGGACTAAAGGAAGTCAGCATTAAGACTGGTGGTTCAAAAGTGAATCAAGAGATTAATGCAGTTTTTGTAGACCTTGAGCGGACATTTGATGCTGAGTACGCTAAGCGACTCGGGGTTAACATGGATAAGCTTGCAGTATACAAACCGGACTTTGCTGAAAAAGCATTACCGACAATTGAGCACCTGCTTGAACAGGGGTTACAGCTCGTGATATTTGACTCAGTACCCGCGATGATTACAAAGGATGAATTTGACAAGGATGTTGACGAGCCGGCCAGGATGGCGGGTAGTGCAAACATTATGTCACGCTGGCTTATCCGCCTCATTGGTCTTGTTGATAATTCAGACGCACTGTTTATTTTTATTAATCAATACCGCGCAAACCTATCACCAATGGCACGTTCTGAAAAGAAACCATTTGGCCCGAGAGCGCTTCGTTACTACTCAAAAATTATTCTTGAACTAGCTAAAATTAAAAACGAAGATGACCGCTCAACGATTCAGATGACTGTAAGTAAGAATAAGCAGGCCCCGGAGGGGATGAAGGTTGAATATGCCATGCTGAAGGGCCGTGGAGCCTCTCAGGCGCACGATATATTCAATCTGGGGGTAGAGTATGGGTTTATTAAAAAGAGCGGCTCCTGGTACGAATATGAAGGAAGTAAAGCACAGGGTGCAGATTCTGCAATTGCACTGTTTCCCATGAAAGAAATTAAAGTGAAAGTTGAGGAGGAACTGCAAAATGAGCTTCTTGCCCAAAAACAAAGTCAATGAGTGGCTGGATAATGTTCCAGACTACTACGATATGACGGCAGCCTACGACAAATTGGGAAAGCTAAAAGCACAATCAATCCGACTAAAGAGGGAGATTGAAAAAGTTGAAGAACAAGTTGCCATCGAAGCTGATAAACCGCGTTCAAACGAAACCCGTTCAAAGCGTTTACAAGCAACGTCCCTACTCAAGGACTCACTGGCAAATATTGAAGCGGAAATTTCAATATGGGAAATGACAGTTAAAACTTTTGAGTATCGTAAGTCTATGTTTGCTTCGGCGGCATACACTACAAAAATTAGATTAGAAGTACAGAATGGAGACGAACTATGACAGAAGGGAAGTTTAGCGCTTCCCGCATAAATACGTACAAGACATGCCCGCGGCTCTATTATTTCAAATATATTGAACAACTAGAAGAACCAAAACATATTTTGACGATTATGGGCAGCGCATTACATAAATCAATTGAAGACTTTTACGCAAAAGGAATACCACCTCAAGCGACATTTAATAAAGAATTTTATAGTGGAGTTTCCTACGCCGAAGCCCAGCTGGGTATAGTAATGGGAAAGAATACCCCAGCCCAGGTTTCAATGCTCGGTAAGAGTATTGTAGACGCAATAGACTGGGGGTTAAAACCGCTTGAGTTGGAAAAAGCATTTGAGCTACCGTTTCCAAATAAAGAAAATCCCGTTTGTATCTTACGCGGTGTTATTGATATGGTACTTGAAGATGGTGTAATTATAGACCACAAGTCAAGTAAGGTACAGCCCTCTAAGAAAAAATTATCTGAAAACTACCAATTTATTTTATACGCCTGGGCTTACAAAGAGCTTTACGGTAAGCTACCCGAAAAAGTATACTGGCATCACCTACGCACACAGCAGTTTATAGAAGCAGATGTACTAAAAGATTTTGATGAAAAGTTGACAAGCATCGTAAATGATGTTATACTGATAATTAACGACACACAACACGAAAAAGTAGAGCGAAACGGTTTCTGCGACCACGTGTGTCACTTTAAAGATAGATGTTGGAGTAACCATGTCGAAGGCGATAGTTAGAGAAAAATTTAAGGACTTCTTCAAAGGTAAACTTTCTGTAGAAGAGCGGTCAGAGATTAAGGACGCCTATTCGGCTTTGTATGGACTGCTTATAGATTATGACGTTTTTTCTATTCCATACTTAGTACGCTATTCTCAGGGATATACTATTCCAGAGATAGCTGAAATTTATGGTTCTACAGAGGCTACTATCAGGGAAACACTACACTACACGTACTCACTGTTTGGTGAGGTGCTTCAACTAGATGATGAGATGATTGCACGTAGAGTAGATAAACCCATGAGGGCTGCTGCTGCAAATGTTTTGCACAGAATTTATACAGAATTTTTGGAGATAGAATGATTACAGAAGAGATTGTACAAGAAGCGTTACGCATTCGTGCGGAATCTCCAAGGACAACATTTCGTCAAATAGCCGAAAAATTACTAGGAAATCCAGACTACGCTGTTGCTCTCCGCAAGTTTATTGCGGGCCAGCAGCGGGGGTCTGAGGTGGCGATTGTTACAAAAGAACGGCGGCGCATATTAGTTGACGCTAGTTCTATGACAAAACATGTTGTTACGAGACTTCCGGGACAGTTTAAGATGAATCTACCTTACGCGGCACACGCTGAGGTAGCGTCTGCTATGATTATCTCAGACTTACACTGTCCCCATGTGGATAGGGCTATGATAGAGGCGATGGTTAGGGATAGCAAACAAGCTGGTATTGACACGCTTATTGTTGCCGGTGATATTATTGACGGCCAGTTTACAGGAAGACATAAAAACCCGCCGCATCTTACCGCATCCGCTGAGGCAGAGTTAAGTCATATGCGGTACTACCTTAAGTATTTTGAATACACGTTTAAGAAGGTGTACGTATGCCCAGGTAATCACGACGGTTGGGTGACTAATTACTACGAGGTTTCTTTTAAGGACCTTATTCAGATGCTACTGGGTGACCATAAACTAATCGTTTCTGACTATGAGTATATAACAGTCAACGATAACATTGTTGTGGGTCACTTAGAGGAGTGGAATGAGGTACCTGGTTACCTAGCCTGGAAGATTGCAAACCAATTTAAAAGACACGCTATTGTTGGTCATGACCACATTAGAGGGGTCTACACAGAAAATAGTTCTAAGCTACATGGAATTAGTCTTGGGGCGTGTCTTGTTCCGGATAATATCTACTACAAGAGAGCCTCGTTTAATTCATTCCCTGCATTTCAGAATGGTTATGGTGTTTTGGAAAGTCCAGAAACTCTACGGCTTATGTCGTGGGACGGTAAGAAAACAAAGCACGAAAAAACAATATACTTATCAAAAACTACTAAGTGAGGTTGTATGACAATTGACAAGCTGGAGTCTTCTGGTATAATGAATGGAGTGAGCGTACCGCCCGAACTGATTAAAGAAAAAATCTATTCAATGAACAAAGAGATTAGATACTTAGATGAGATTGTGCAGGCTTATTCTGTGTACGGTAAGCTAACTACTATTGGAAGTTTAATGCCGTTTTGTCAAGCAATTCACGAGACTGGTTGGTTTACCTCTAGGCGCTGGGTTGAGAACTTCAACCCGGCCGGTATAGGTGCTACGAATGATGGCGCAGAGGGGAATAAATGGGTGTGTGCAACAGCAGGTATTCTAGCTCAGTATGGGCACCTGCTTGCGTATTCTGTTAAACAAGAATCCGCCACCGATACTCAAAAACTACTCATGCAATTCTCACCAAGATATGCTATACTAAAGAAACATAAATTGCTTGGGGTCGCCCCTACGTGGGTTGACTTAAACGGACGCTGGGCTTACCCAGGTAAAACTTACGCCCAAGCAATAGCAAACATCGCTAAGTTATTTACTAACCGCGGTAACTACTATAACGAAATTTAATAATGGAGGACTACTTGAGCTTATTTGTGACTATTCTTTTGGGGTATTATCTAAGAGTGTGTGACTTCGGATACTGCAAAATGACAGAGGTTGGGCCGGAAGTTATTGCAATTACTTCATGTGAAAGCGGTGACGGACTAAACTTCGGTACTATTGATTGGGATGCTGTTAGTAAAACAAAAGATACGGGTGCGTTTCAATTTAATGATGCAACGTGGGCACTGTTTGACACCGGATTTAAACACGCAAAGGACGCGCCACATTCATTACAAGTTTACAAGTTTTACGAATTATGGAATCATGGCTTGGGATGGACTCATTGGAAGGCATCAAGAAAATGCTGGGGCCAGTGGATATCGGTTACGAAGGATGGGAGGGCGGTTTGGAACGGCGAACAGTAATCTACTTTAGTGCAGAATGGTGCACGCCGTGTAAGAAACTGGCACCTATGCTAGAAAAAACTGTACGTAAGTATAAGGATGACATTGACTTTATTAAAGTAGACGCGGACGCTGAAAAGCCCCTTGTCAACTTTTATGGAATTAAGTCTGTTCCCACATTCGTACTTGTTAAGGGTAACGATAGCTTTGAAGTAACTCCGGTTACAGTTAACCCGCAATTTCTAGAAGACTACTTTTACAAAGCATTAATTAAAAAGTAGCTACCGAGAATTCCTCGGTAACTTGACCTGGTGAACATTCTAGTTTACCTGGTGACTATTCTAGTTTACCTGGTGACTATTTGCCCGGGTAATACCGGGCACGCCGAGGTGGTGAAATGGCATACACGTTAGCCTTAGGAGCTAATGACGCAAGTTGTGAGGGTTCGACTCCCTTCCTCGGCACCACTGGTAGCAAAAGCTACCAAATAACTCAGTATAGAAGAGGTTTTATGCGTTTTAAAGGTTTGTTGCTTTGTGTAGTGCTTGCAGTTTTGTGTGCGTGTGGCGCTCCAGCCGTTGTGGTTACACCCACTAATGTTCCTGATAATCTACCCGCAGCTCCTACAGCAACTATTGAAGTAGAAATCCCAACAGAAATCCCGACAGAAATCCCGACGGTAGTCCCAACAAAGGTTCCAACGGAAATCCCAACAGAAATCGCCACAAACATTCCTATTGCGACTCCTACTACAGTAGTTACGAACACCGTAGTTCCAACTGCGGTAATTATCCCAACGGCCACAACTGCTCCAGTAGCAGCGGTTACCGAATGGGAGCCACGACAATTGACTGCGAAGTTGGTTGGCTCTGGTGCAAGTTTCCCTAACCCATTGTACCAAGTATGGATTGCAGTGTACACGAAGAACGTCGTTCCTGGTGTGCAGTTAAGTTACTCTAGTGTTGGTTCGGGTCAGGGTCAGAAAGACTTTATTGCTTACTTGACCGACTTTGGTGGGTCTGACTCAGCAATTAAATCGGGCGATGTTACTACCAAGGCTCCAGACGCAATTCACTTGCCAATGGTCATGGGTGGTGTCATGCCGATGGCTAACATTCCTGGTATTAAAACAGGTCTGAAGTTTACTCCAGAAACTCTCGCCGGTATTTATCTAGGTGCAATTACTAACTGGAATGACCCACGTATCGCTCAAGATAACGCAGGTGTTGCTCTCCCAGACTTGGCGATTACTCCGGTTTATCGCTCTGACAGTTCAGGTACGACGTCAATTTGGACTGACTACCTAAGCAAGGTCAGTGCGGATTGGAGGGCCAAGGTTGGTTCTGGTAGTGCTGTGAGTTTCCCAGCGGGTATTGGTGCCTCTGGTAACGCCGGTGTTTCAGCAACAGTCCTTAATACCAACGGTGGTGTTGGTTATGTTGAAGTTGGTTACGCCTTAGCGGCCGGCTTCCCACTACCATTCGTCAAGAACGCCGCTGGTAACTTTGTCAAGCCCGAAACTGCAAGCGTCAGCGCCGCTGCTACGGGTTTGAATATCTCGTCCAACCCACAAAAGTTGGCTACGTCTATCACAAACAGTGCTTCTGCCGACGCCTATCCAATTGCAGCATTTACGTATGTTCTTGTTCGTCAATCGACCTACACGGATGTAGTTAAAGCGCAGGCCCTGTCAGACTTCCTTTACTGGGGTTTGACCACGGGTCAGGGAGCAACAGTCCGTTTGGGCTATGCACCACTTCCCGAGGCAATGCGCCAAGCTTCAATGAAAGCACTTAAGACTGTTGCAGTCAATGGTCAATCAGTACTGGACGCCCCAGTTAAGTAAGTTAACTTGGTTATAAAACTCGCCGGCCTAACCAACCGGCATAAGGGCCAATAGCTCAGAGGTTAGAGCAAATTCCTCATAAGAATGGTGTCGATAGTTCAATCCTATCTTGGCCCACCAAGCCAGAGTGGCGGAACGGCAGACGCTACGGTCTTAAAAACCGTTGAAAGTGATTTCGTGCGGGTTCGACTCCCGCCTTTGGCACCAAGGGTCAATAGCTCAAAGGCAGAGCATGTGCCTTTTAAGCGCTTGGTTGTAGGTTCGACTCCTGCTTGACCCACCATTAAAGGAGTGAGTATGACTAAAGTACTTAATTGTTTGTGTGGTCAGTGTCGATTGTCTAAGAAACGGTCTACTACGTATAAACAGCATAACAGAAATGTACGTAGAAAAATTCGCCGGCTTGTATTTTATAATGTTTTGCATTATAATTATGAGATAGATATTCCAGAAAAACATAGCGGGGTTTACCTCGCTTAATGCCAACGTGGCGCAATGGTAGCGCAACTGTTTTGTAAACAGTCGGTCGTCGGTTCAAATCCGACCGTTGGCTCCAGTAATTCACTTGACAAGTAGTCAACAATGTAGTATTCTTAATATAGAAAGGATGAACAAATGCAGAATCTATACCACGTAAAAAGAATTTCTGGGAAAGATACTAAAGAGTTTATTATAAAGAATCACTACACACATGGATGCCATAATGGTCCTATGGGATTTGGTTTATTTGAGGGGGACTTTTTAATAGGAGTTTGTGCTTTTGCAACCCCTTGTTCAGAAAATGTACGTTCTAGTATTTTTGGAAAAGAATTTAAAGATTCCGTAACTGAGTTACACCGACTTTTTATCGTTGACGGAACTCCAAAAAATACTGAAAGTTGGTTTGTAAGCCGGGCATTAAACATGCTTAAGGAAGAGAAGCCACATATTCAAGCAGTAGTATCTTTTGCTGACGGTACTCAAGGACATGTAGGCACAATCTACCAAGCACTTAATGCTATTTATTATGGAACTTCAGGAAAAGCCACATTCTACCGAGACGGGGACGGTCGATTACGGCATCCAAGACAGAACGGTACTAATATTACAAAAGAAACTGCACAAGTATTAAACTGGATTCCAGAAAAAAGAGAGGCTAAACACCGATATTTATTTCTACTGGGAACTCCATTTCAAAAAAAGAAACTACGTAAAAAGACTCTAGTAGTAGCAAAACCGTATCCAAAAAAGTTAACAGTTTAGGCTGTTAATATTTGCCAGCATAGCTCAGCGGATAGAGCAATTGCCTTTAAAGGAGAGTGTATGGAACAGAATTCAATAACGGACCCACTCAGCCCACTAGATAAGCCTTGTTCTTTTTGTGGTACTGAGTATGAGGATGATAACTGGGGTGTGCTAGGTTGGATAGGGATTCTACCCATCTCACTTTGTATTGATTGTCAAACTGGGGTGTTTAACATGGTCTATCAACTCACTCCGCTAGAAGACCTAGAAGATATGATAAAGGAACTTAAAGACGAGCCGACGTAGCTTAATGGACAAAGTAGCTGTCTTCTAAACAGTTGAGTGTAGGTTCGAGTCCTACCGTTGGTACCAACCGCATTAGCGGTACATTCTATAGGAGAAAGATATGCCAAAAGTAATTCACTTGGATAATCCGGGTGGTACGTACACAGCAACGCCCACGTTTGTAGAGCCAGATAAGTCTGGAGCAATCTATCACACGTCAATGGGTTCTAATTCAGCAGGGACTCCATTTGGTATTCACGTGTGGAAAGACGCCCCAAATAAACCACCTCAGGAAATTTTGTTCTATCCTGGCGACCACGGCGCGCTTAAGGTTATGGGAAATACTTTGTATTTTATTCATAATAGAGCCGCGCAGAAAGACTCTCAACTAGAAGAAATTCCCGGCTATATTTATCCGGGTGATACTGTACCATCTACTGTAGTTAACATTAATGACAAGCAGGTAGCAGAACTCAAACAGCAACTTGGCACAGCACAGGCCCAAGCAAACGCTGCTTATGCACAATCACAGAAGGCTATGAGTCTTGTTAGTACATTGACTAATCAAGTAAATGCACTAAATGCACGAGTAACTAAATTAGAACAATCCGGCGGTGGTACTTCACCTGTCGATAAGCAACAAATTGAGGATATCGTCTGGCAGAAGATTATGGATGTGCTGTGGATTATCCGTCAGGCTATGAACTCCGGCTCTTCGACTGACCCAAATATTCAAGGATATCTTATGGACTTGACCGCATTTATTAAGAAAGTCGTAGGGAAGTAATCATGCCCAATAGCGTAAAGCTAATTGCTATAACGCAACCGGTCGATAGTAATATGACTATTGAGGACTACATTGCATATGTTGCTCGGGTATCTAACCCGGGCAACCAGAACAATAAAACAACCACTAAAAAATTATTAAAATATCTTGCACGAGAAAAACACTGGTCACCATTCGAAATGGCGGATGTTGTGCTAGAAATTGAAGCAACTCGGGATATAGCACGCCAAATCTTACGACATCGGAGCTTTTCATTTCAGGAATTTAGTCAGCGCTATGCTGACCCTACCGAATTAGGGTTTGATATTTCAGAAGCTCGTCTACAAGACACGGTAAACCGACAAAATAGTATTGAATCAAGCGATGTGGAGTTGCACGAAAATTGGGACTTACGTCAGCAGATTGTTGTAAACTCAGCTAAAGCTGCTTATGACTGGGCTATTGAACACGGTATTGCAAAAGAACAGGCGCGCAAAGTACTTCCTGAAGGACTTACAATGTCACGTATGTACATGAAAGGTTCAGTACGTAGCTGGATTCATTATTGTGACCTGCGCATGGGTAACGGAACACAGAAAGAACACCGTGAGGTTGCTGCTTTGTGTTGGAATAAAATTTTAAATGTAATACCATCTTTAAAAGATGTGCTAGAGAAGGAGTAGAGTATGCATGTAGAAGCGTGGAAGTGGGTTGAACACTCCTTCCGTAGAACAGGTGATAAAGCGGGTAAGGTCGCCGAAATCGGCAGCTATGACCACAATGGAACCGCCCGCTCTTTGTTTGCACCAATCTCTTCAGAGTATGTGGGTGTAGACGTAATCAAGGGTAAGGGGGTCGATTTTGTTGGTAATCTTACTGACAAACCTGTGCTAGAAAAATTTAAAAATAAGTACGGGCTTTTTTCTACAGTAATCTCTACTGAAACACTAGAACATACACCGCCGATGCCAATCTTACGAGCAATGTTTTCTCTATTAGATACAGAACTTTCTGTTTGCAGAGTTATTTTAACCTGCGCTAATACACGGCGAACTCCGCACGGTCATGACGGCTTTGAAGTAAAAGAGGGTGAGTATTACGGTGGTGTTGATGAAAAAGAGTTATATCAAATGATTCTTTTTTGCTTAAAAGACTTAAGCATTACTTGGGAAACGCACACTATTGACATCGAGATTCACTGGAATAATCCTACATCAGACAAAGATACCTACGCATACATTGAAATTGTTAAAAAAGAAGTTCCTATTGTACTCGGGGAGCTGATTGAGATATAATGAACATACACGTCTTTCTTGTAAACTGGGACTCAGTGTACAACTCGGTATTACATACTGAGCAACAACTTTTAGATATTGGGGTCAAGTACACAGTGCTTGACTCCGGTTCAGAAATAAAAGACCGCTTGAATTGGGAGTACATTGGTGATGTCAGATTTTATGGACAGCTGTACGAAGCTTTAAAAAGGACTAACGACGAAGATTATATTATATTTATGCTTGGGGACGCTACATTTGATGACATAAGTTTATTACTAAAGCGACTAGTCTTTATTAATAAATACTTAAATGTCGGTGTTTACGCGCCGTACTATACAAACTCACCCTGGAATTATCAGCAAACGTATTTAGAACCAATTGCTTTTGATACTTCACTAGTAATTGCCAGTCAGACTGACGGGATAGTGACAGCTTTTCATAAGTCGATATATACTGAATTACTAAACTATATGCACTACCTTGATGAAAAAGTTGGCATACTTAATTTAAGAACTGGCTGGGGAATGGATTATGTATGGTGCGCAATCTCGGTTAGCCTAGGAAAATTTATTGTAAGAGACACTAGGGTAATAGGACAGCACCCACACGGTAGTAGCTATGACCACGGAAAAGCTTCTGAAGAAATGGCCCTTGTTATGGGTCTGTACTCGTCTTGGTCTAAAAACCAAGAAAGCACAGAAGCTATATTTCAAAACATTCGTAGAAGAATGGGTTCAGACTCTCGAATAACCCCCTGGGTTTTTTACTGTAACTCAACACTATACAAAGAAGTAAGCAACTTACCATATCATATTGTTTCTGTAAGCGATTCAAGATTACATAAAGTGAACAGCATAGTGAGTAGTGTAAACGCGAGCCGACTTGAAATCTCTTCTATAAATGCTTACAGTGAGCAAAGTCTAAGTGACTTCTACAAGAGAAATCCAGAGTTTTATGTAGCAGGTAATTGGTTTAGGCCCGGTGAGGTGGGTTGCTTTGCAAGTCATTATGAATTTTGGAAATATGTTAGGGATAATAAATTAGAGCACGCAATAATTTTTGAAGATGACTGTACACTGCACAATAACTTTAACATCCGTAGCTCAATGTATATGGACGAAGTACCTAAGACGTTTGATATATTTAGTTTATTTGTGCACAGTAATCAGGCTACTAGATATACTCCTGAGCACCGGGTCACTAATCAAATTGCAAAGGGTTATCAGGACTGGTCAACACTTTGTTACGTAATTTCAGCGAAGGGCGCTCAAAAATTATGCTCTATAGTTGAGCAGGGTGGCATGACTGAGCCAGTTGACTGGTTTATTTTTCGTAAAGGACACGCTGGAATTCTAGAAACTTACACACTATCCCCGGGAGAACCCCACTTAGTCGATATTGACGAGGGTTGTGTGCCATCTATAGATAGAAAGATATAATTTAATGCACTATATACCATATGTAAACTCGCCGGAATTATTAAAGAAGTCGTATCATTCAGCACGGTTTATGCAAGAAGTAACTATTATAGACAACAGGGGTTTGCTATCACCAATTGAAGACCCTAAAAAGTTTATTAAACTATGTAAAGGACATAAAATTCGCAAGTTAGACATAAGTTTAACGACTGCTCAAATTATGAACTACATGCTTTTAGATAGTTATAAGCGCGGTGATAAGTTCTTTACCTGGCAGCACGGGGATGTTGAATACTCTCCAGAGCTGGGAAGAAATTTTGAAAAGTACGTTTACAGTCTAGAACGAGCTGACTGGGGTATTATATACACGAACCACGACTTAGTAGCTGCTTACAATGTACAAGCACTGATGCAGGTTTACGGCTGGGACCAGTACTCATTTCCGTATTACTTTCTAGATAATGATATTGCCTGTCGCTTAGACTACGCCGGCTATAAAATGGTTGTTAAAGATTTCGGCGGTGATATTTCACATTATGCTTCTACAAGTATAAATGAGGATAGGTACAGAGGACATATTAACGGACTGCTATTTCCTATCTGTAAGCAACTGCTAGATGAACGACACAATGGTCATGAAGTTATAAACATAGGAGAAAAGGATTTTACTTGACTTCTACGCTAATGTATGTTATTATTATTGAGTAAGGAGAAACCAATTGGCTAAGAAACCGGCTAAGGACTACAAGTATGCAAAGGTAAAAGACCCGCGCCCAAAAACTCACTCAGAACGAAAGGTAGAGAAATACAAAAAGTATGTTCAACAGACCGAAGAAGAGTAAACACCCTAAGGACATTATTACAAAAATCTACTTTACCCTAATTAAGGTGGATTACCCAAAACCATATGAAATTTCTGCAACAGGTCATTTTTGTACTGATAGTGGTGCATGTTCTTTTGACTGCACTCTCTATGTTTCTCAAGTGTCTATCAATAACACTGTAACTGTATTTGGTAACATTCAACTCAACACACCGCTTACTTTTGGAAGCCCCGAAATCTCTGCACAAAGCGTGCGAACCGGAATCAATTTTGATTTTCCTATGAATAAAAATTTGCGGGATATACCACACGCAATTGTATATGGCGTATTACAACATGGTACACTAGATGAGGAGTGTGTAATTGACTATCAGACAGAACTTCTTGAAAAACTTTGGGAAATGGTGGACAAAGAAGATGCCTAGAATTTTTAGCGTAACAAATCTATTTACATTCAAAGACGAAGAAATTCCCGCGCAGTTTACATTTGATGTACCTGTAAAAGGAGACTACTACTTTATACAAGATGGCGAAGAAGTATTCTTGTATATTGAAGGCCGTACCGAAGCCGATACGTTTAAAGTAGAAGGCAGGCTTGTCGCCGAGGGTGACGACATTCCTGACCAATTTGAAACACAGACAATACTGTGTGCTTTACATGAGGAGGAATTGATATGGTATACCGTCGCGACAAAAGAACATGTGACTGTAACGAATGCAAACGAGTGGAAGAAGAAGTTCTAGCAAAGCCACACTGGAGGCTTGACCTCGAGGATGCTTTAGGGCACCTAGGCTCTCTGACTATTTTTGTAGGAATACTACTTGGGTTTGGAAAGCTAATCAGTTTATTCTAGTTAGCAAACCAGAAATTTGAATTTCGATTTTTGAATTTTGAATTTTGAATTTTGATTTTTAGATTTTAAATTTTAGAAGGAATTTTATTTTATGAAAACTACACTTGACATTATTTATTTTAACCCGGCCACTGAATCTGTTAAACTTCATTGGGCCGTAACAGGAATGCTTGCAAGAGCTTATGGAGCACGGCACGCATACAGTGTTTTGCTTGATGAGGGTGCTATAGACGTGTACTTTACGGATACATCTTTTCAGGCTAGAGTTGGTTCTTTTAGTAAAGTTATCTGGGTTGATACTCGACCTGCTATCATGAAAGCAAACGATAATCTACCCTTTATACTTGTCTCAAATACTATAGGAGCAGATACAATACGTCTTATACTAAATAAGCAACTAACTGATAAAAGTCTCGCCTCACTATACTATTCGGTCCTTTTAACATTAAATGAAACATCATTATACAAAAGCATCAATAGAGAAGTATGGAATGAATACAAGAAGATGTATCCAGACCTTGAACCAGACTTTCCTTGTGATTGCAAAGATTGTCAAGAACAAAAAGAAGAAAAAGAAATCGCCGCGCTTATTCTACCTATAGTAAATCTATTAAAGAAAACAATAAGAGAACAGAAGAAAGGGAAGAAGGAACCAGAGAGCTGCGAGTGCAGTCGAGATGAGTATTGTAGCTGTCAGCCATGATAGTTATCCACAAGTTATCCACAATCTATACACAATTTAAGGGTTCCCTATCTATATAGAGAATACAGAGGGTTTCTGTTAACATAATCGACAAGGTAAAGCAGGGGCAAAAAGCCCTTGAAGATGTACACTATATCTAGTATACCTTTTCCCTATGCACCACTATATCTAGTATGCAAGAAAGAAAAAAAACCTCGAAGCTCCAAAAAGAACCAACTGGCCCCGGGAAAAAACTCTCGAGGCCTCAGTATTGCCCAAAAAAAAACTCTCGGAGGCTCAGTATAGGGCAGTAGTGGGGGTTCTTCGAGGAGCTATACGTTTTTCAAACGGGTGCGAAAGGCCCTCTAAAGTTCTAACTTGACATAATAACATTAGAATTACATTAGAATATAAGTTAAAAAGTTTCCACTTGGTCTTCGCGTTATGTAGAAAAACGCACCAAACTACGCGCAAACGGGGCCAGGTTGACATAAGTGGACCAAGTAGGGGCTGTTTAGGGCGTCCTAATGCTCTAAAGTCTAGGGGGTAGGGGGTCCCCCTACCCCCTGTAAAGCCTTTACACCTACCCAGCGACCGAGTCGCTAGGTAGGGAGACCAGGAAAGACTTTGCACGTTGGATATGTGTAAAGCTATACACACGCCCCTTATACTCGATTACAATCTGTTCCTCATGACCTTCGTACTCTACATCATAGAGAGAACAGTAAACAATAACCGCGCGGGCTTTCTCTGCACACTCTTGCAGCGTCATACCAAATCCTGTTTTAGTGTTTACCATTCTGTTTATTCCTTTACACTATAACCGGCGTAAATCCTCTTCAATGACTCAAGCATCGTAGCCGTCACCATTGCACCGCCGATAGTGAACAGGTGACCATCAACGCCCATGAAGTAGCAGACAGGTTCAGGGTAGTTTTCGTACCCGTTTTCAAAGTATGCAATATCCTTGCCGTCAATTACCACATTCTCGACAATTTTGGTGTACTCTGCACCACGCATCGCAACAATCTTATCACTCATCATAGTACAAGCCTCTTTCTTTACTTGCGGTCTGCAAGATTCTTAATAGCTTCAATCACGTTAACACTAGCCAACAACAACAACACGAGTTTAAGCAGAGGAAGAAAAAACATCAAGAAAATAAAGACGTTTACTAAATTCAATCACTTGTACCCCCTTTCGTTTATTCCTACCTGTTTATTATACCACGCTGGAGTACAAAGTAAAATGAGAGGATGATGAGCGGCGGAATTCTTTACAGGGTGTAAGGAGTTTTAGGGGGTAGGGGGTCCCCCTACCCCCAGACATGAAGCCCCCAGTCTATTGACTGGGGGTCTTTTTTTTTATTTAATATAATTCTTTAAAAGGCTCACGATTATCTTTATACCAATCTTTTGCATACCGTTCCCACCACAGAATATAGGATTGCGCTAAATCATACATAGCCTTGTCATACTCATACTCGTCAAATATTTTATTGTCGTCATATTCAAGTACAGCGGCGGCATTATATAAGTGCAGCTTTTCCTGTAGAACAGCAAAACATTCACCGCCTTCAATCTCTACGTCAATAGTATGCTCATCACCACCGCCATCAACAGCAGAGCCGACAACCGCTATCCAACGTTTATCAATCATTAGAGAATACCTTTCTCTGGTTTCATATCGCCAAAGACTTCATTTGTCCAAGCCCACTTTCCAAACGAAACACCGTTCCATTCACCGAAGAGAGCCGAAGCTTCTGCGATACAGGTGGAGTCCATGACTTTGGAGTACCACTGTTGCGAGTTCTTAAAACGAACAATAATCTTGTTCGCCTCAACATCGTACCCAACAGCATCCACAGCAGACGACCGGTCGTCATTTACCTTCACAATAACAGTCTTGTTCATACATTCTCCTTAATTAAGATTACCTAGTAATTGTACCATACATTGTGTGGACTGTCAAGCTTGAGATACTTAATCTTGTACTCATCTAAGAACTTGACGACACCCTCATAACCACCCTGGTCAAACGCTTGAAAATATTCATTATCAAGGTCTTGGTTACTTACGTCTTCTGTGTCGACGATAATAAGCGGTACATCATGGAGAATATACCCGCAGTTTTTATCCGCCGAAAAATACTGTAACATTATTCTTCACCCTCTTCCTCTTCATCCTCTTCCTCAGAGCAGATACGCCCGTCTTCAAAGATGAGACCATCACGGACGCCACGGTCGTACATCTTGACCAGGTCTCGACACGTCTGAATAAAAGCCGGCAAATGTTCCTGCTCATACTCATTGATAGATTCCTCCTGGTGAATGAGGTTATACAGCACATCATTGCATACATTCAAATCCTCAAGCGTGTTCTCAATCGCACAATAGCTCATAGTAGGCATTCGGTCACTCCTTCACTAAATCTCTTACCTATTAAGTATACCACAGCAGAAGACGAACTACATTAATGTTAGATGAGAGGCCTGGGGGTAGGGGGACCCCCTACCCCCTACGCCCCGCCCCGTCAAGCCTCTTGAGACTTGACGAGGTAGAGGTTACCGCTGTTATAGGTCATAGAAAGCCCGTGCGCTTCTAGTTTATAATTGAGCGTGCCCACCATATCATCGACGATATAGGCTAGGTGCTTAGAATCCATCAGGTCACTAACGGGCCACATAGGCTTGACGAATTGCTTAAGAAAAGCAAACATACTCCAGTTGCCTTCGTCGTACCCTAAATCTTCGCCGGTGAATACTTCTACTACTTCAGAATCAGAAAGTTCTAAAAGCTCTTCAAGACTCATCATACTATTTAGCCTCCACATCAAACATGCGATTAATCCAGCCAACAAGAGTCACCAACTTTGAAGCAGGTTCGTTCACCTGAAGCATTGCCGAAGCTATCCAGAAAATTTTAGAATTCTCAGCGCTCAAGATATCCAGCTCCAACATTGAAGCAAGCATCATCCGCCGTGAGAATTCCCAGACTTCAGACTTTTCAAAAGAAGTATCGTGATGAATACCCGCATCATCTTCCATAGCGACGATATCATTGAGAAAAGCCTCAACCTCATCAATAACACTCAAGTCGTCAATAGCCGAATCAAAGTCACTGTAGGCATCCTTGACGTTGTCAATAGCAGAGTCCAGACTGTCCAGCGCACGGCGCAAGTCACGCAACACATCATGCCCGATTGAAAGATTGTCCGCACGTTCACGCAATTCTTGAAAGTTCATTGTCATTCCTTCTACTTATTACTACTCATTCATTATACCACCAACACAACCAGAAGTCAAGCAATTGTGAGCGGAGTTTTGAAGTGGCTAACTTTAGCCTTGTGTCGCAACTCGTACTCTACCTGCTCATCGTAAGGGATTTTTACCAGGTCATATGCGTACACACTACCGGCTTCGGTCTCCCAGCCGAACACCATAGCCACGGGCGTTCCCGTGTGAACGTCACTAAGCAACTTAGCAGCCCAGCCCGTACCTTTGAGCAACGCCCAGTCGCCCTTCTTGAATCCCAACTTCTTAGCAGTAGTCATTCTGTCCTCTTTCTTTTTCTCTTACCTGTTTATTATAACACAGCTGTACAGCGAATTACATTAATGGTTCATGAGAGCGCCGGGGGTGGGGGACCCCCTACCCCCTAAACCCTTTACAGGGTCTAGGGGAATTTATTTTTATTTTTCTGGTTTCTGGTGAAGGATAAGTATAATATCACCGTCGAATGTATCAATCTCCGCATTGGGATAATCACCCTCGCGCAATACCTCTTCACATTCTGCTTTTACAATGTGAAATTTAACATGGTCAGCCTGAATAGGAAACTCAGGTGTAAGCATTACTTTATCCCGCATGACGTTGGGCAACAATTGAATCAAAGAAGTCCACGCGATACCATACCAGTCGGGATGCTTAATATTTTCTTGGTCTTCTGCCTCAATACCGATATACCGCAAAATACGGTATGGTTGCGTCGGTGTCAAATAACCGTCAATATAACTAGTATCCTCACGCAGTGCGTTCACAATAAGCGCCGCTTCATATCTAATATCACCTGACATCTAGTAACCTCCCTTAATAGTACCACCACAGGAACACGTATACGAACCAGTCTCACTATTCCAGAGTGAATCAGGCTTGAAGTTCGTCTCATCAGACTCCCAACCACCGCAAATCTTATTCCCAAAATTACCCCACCAGCGGTTATCACACTTGTCACAATATAACATAGAATTAGACAAGCCACTCAAAAAATCGTAGTAATCTTCGTTATGGTAATCAAAGATAAACGGCTTTGAGTAACCACCACGGACGTCGGCACCATTGTGCGTTTGAACAACAATATGCTCATCACCGTTCTCATCCTCAAATCTCCAGTACTGAAAAACACCATCCAGCGTAGTCTCAAAATTGTATGTGTTTTGAGACTCAATCACCGTATACTCAGGATGTTCATCGAACCAGTCCGACAGCGTCGCAACATAATGAGTATCAGGGAATTGCTTATCATACTCATGATACGATTCTGTAAGGTCTTTGTTAAATCGCAAGTGGTCGGACAGATAGTGGTACATAGATTGTTCGTACCCGTACTCACCAAAAGTAGCCTGCGGCAATTTATCCATCTCGACGCTTGCCAACTGTTCCCACTTACGCCCGCCGTAACCACCTGAATCCAACATGTGGCGTCCGGTGTTTTCCTTCATCATCATCGCAATAACTTCACTCGTCTTCATCTCAAATCCTGTTCACTAATTGACTACCTGTTTATTATAGCACACTTTGGTACCTGTGCAAATGAGAGGAAGATGAGAGGATAAGTGTAAAGAGTTTAGGGGGTAGGGGGTGCCCCCGCCCCGCCCTATTTCTAATGTTCCTCTAATAAAACTCGCCGCAATACCATGCTATAATAAACAGGTAAGCAAATGAAGAGAGGAACAACGAATGTTGAATTATGAACCACCAGTTGAATTTTCAATTTTTGATTTTCAAAATTTGGATTTTCGATTTTACCCCGGAAAGTATTCTTATTTTTTAAGAATCTACAATCTCAATCCGGTTTCTAGTTACTATCTGCTGGAGCAGGCGAATATGGATTACTTGCAGGCACTCTTGGATGTTCGTATGCTTGCGGGTGTCGAGAGTTCTGAGGGGTTGAAGCCTCAGTGGCTTCCAAATGGTGACGCATGGGGCTTTGCGATTAATCCCGCAAAGTTGGACGTCAATGACTGGAACTTCCTCATTGAATTGCGCTTGCGCTTGAGCACTCGTAATCAGGATATGAGGGGCGTTCTGGATGTAGATACTCACATGCGCTATGTTCGTGAGGAGGCAATTCGCTTCTGGGATACGCTCGACTTTGACTATCGCCTTGCGATTCTCAAAGACCTTGACCTTACAGCAGAGCATCGAAACCTCTTTGCTGGAATGAATGCGTGGGCTATTTTACAGCCTGCCTACACTGGACTGTGTTTCGATATTTGGGAGCGTCAGGCTCGTACTGGAATTATTGCGCATATTACTAAAATTATATTGGAGGCAAACTATTATGGCGTTCGTATATAACGTGTGGGTGATTGGGAATGATGGAGTTACGTATTGGTATACGCAATGTGATAGCAGTGAAGCAGCCGAGAAGCGGGAGAATGAATTCCGCCGGATTACTCCTAAGGCTAGATACAAACGAACACTAACAACATTTACAGAAAAGGAGAATGCACATGTTGACATTCGTAAAGAATGGGCTGGATAGGGTTATTCTTCTGGGTATTTTTGTGGTTGCGACTATCTATGTTAATGTAATAGACCGTGCACGGGCAGCCGAGTCTGAAAAATAAAAAAAATATCAAAAAAAACCCGCAGAAAAAAAACTCTGCGGGTCCTGTATAGAAAAAAAACGTCGAGGCTCCTAGTATAGTATAGTACTAGGAGCTTATCATTGTTTATATAAATTAGAAAAAAAAATAAGGGGGTAGGGGGTAGGGGGTGCCCCTGAGGGGGAGGGGCACCCCCTACCCCCTGTAAACACTTTACACCAGGGCGGCCGTGTAAAGTGTTTACAGCGCTTAGTGGTACCGGAAGCCTATCACGCGGGGCGTATCAAGGCTTGGCAACGTTGAAGGCGCACACAACATGCAGTCAATACACTTTACACGTCCGTCTGTAATCTGATTAGGGCAAATGGTCAATTTTGCATCGCCCAACTCCTCACGCGTTGGGATATTCTTTACATTCACCACTACCGTGGTAAGCCAACCTTTGGCTCTAGCATCACGTACTTCCTCGGCGGTATCGCACGAAGCCATAAACCATTTTTTCAATGGTTGCGTTTCTTCGTAACGCCAACCGTGGGTATATCCGATATTCTTTACACCGGCTTGGGCTACTTGTTCACAAGCCCACACTTGCGCCTGAATGTAAGCAATATCCGGCGCATCATTACTGAAAACGTCACCGGACACGTGCCAACGAACAGCGTCTACACGCTTTGCAGCCGTAACACCTTCGCCCTTGTCCAACTTGCGCAAGTCGAGGAAACGCTTTACAGATACCCGCAACTTGAGAGCATCGACGGTGCCGGCTTTTGCCTGCTGAAGATTAGAACGCCCCTTCTTAGTGTAGCATACCGTTACACGCCCAAACGCCGAACGCTTAGCCTCGCCGAAGCCGTCGGGCTCAGGATGAAACATGCACGACGACGGGCACGACGTGCCGGTCTCATTCCACGTAACGGCTACATTTTTGCTAGTGGTCAACTTGACGTCGCCGGAATTCATTACAAACTTCATGGTCTCTGTTCCTATCACTTTTTGGCTTATGCTTAATTATACCACCGCTGGAGGGCTTGTAACATTAATTTTAGATGAGAGGATTATTCTTTACGGGGTGTAAAGAGTTTAGGGGGTAGGGGGTCCCCCTACCCCCTAGCGGGGGTCGTTTAGGGCTTCAGGATGCCGGCTAGTCCATTCGGACCATAGCCGTGCAACCTTCGGGAACGTTCTTTTCAATCCACTTGTTAACAATATCCCATTTTGTCACGGGATTGTAGTCGGAGTACTGAAAAGAAAACTGCGTAGTATAACGAACATCGCCCACATAATACTCAACAAAGATACGCATAAATACTCCTTAACTCTCTTTACTACTACCAGGGCAATTCGTCGGACTCAAAGTCATCGAACGGGAAGCAGTCACGCCAAAATTCCTCATTCAGGTGCATCCACTGGTCATCCGTGAGGTCGGCTTCGATGGCATTCATCCGTTCCAACTCTTGCCAAGAGAATTCCTGATTGCCACGGGCGATTTGGTTCCAACTCTCATCTTGGATAGGCATTTGTTTCTCCTCTACTTGACTACCTTGTAATTATAACATGGCAATATGCACTTTTACATGAGAGTCAGATGAGAGAAAAACCGGTCAGTTTCATCTAACTCTCATTTGACAAACGGGCGGGGGTGGGGCACCCCCTACCCCCTAAACTCTTTACAAAACACTACTCAAGAATTTTCGGCTCTCGCACGCTCACGCCAAACAGAATCTTCGGCGCTATTTACCCACTCATCGTCACAACAGGGGCAAGCATGTTGCAATACCCACTTAAAGTGCCGAACTGCTTTTCGCACTTCCCGCCACTTTTGTTCGTGGCGCCACTGTACTCTCTTGTGCATCGTATTCCCTCACACTCACTTATTGAATCTCATAAGTCAATTATACACCCGCTGGATACTAAAGTCAAATGAGAATTAGATGAGAGGAATACTAAAAACTCTCATTTGACAAACGGGCGGCGGTGGGGCACCCCCTACCCCCTAAACCCCTTACACTAGAAGAGAGTTTCGATGTAGTCTTGCATCTCGTAACTGTGTTCCATCTGCAATACGTCAACGGGAATTCCCTTGTCGAATGCTGTTCGCAAGAAAACTTGCGCATCAACATCTTCTTCCAAATAAACATCTGTAGCGTCACGTGGACTGTATCCCGAAGGAATTGTTCCCACACGCAACATATCAAAGTGACTTACACGCATATAACCGTGACCAGTCGTTTGATAAAACTCCGCAACTACAATACTCATAACATCTCCTTACTTGATTACCTTATAAGTATAGCACACAAAAGAAGCTTATTACATGAGAGGAAGGTGAGAGAATTAAGCAAAACTCTCATTTGACAACCGGGCGGGGGTGGGGCACCCCCTACCCCCTAAATCCTTTACCCGTTGACGTACTCAATTACCACGTCCATACGGGTACCGGCAAAGGTTGAATCGCAGATATCGCAAGGACTTCGTGAGAAGTAGTCCGCCTCATCAGAGAGGGTGTAAGCCGCTTTGGCTCCCCAACGCTGCATACCGGCTTTAAATTCTGCATCCTGTGCGGAGTCCATTGAAGTACCGTACTCAATGCACATTACACAATCAACACATACTGATACATTAGCCGTAAACTGTTCTTGCATCTCAGACTCCTTACTTAACTTGATAATTCATTATACCACGACTTTATAGCAGTTTAGATGAGGGGAAGATGAGAGAGTGGGGGTAGGGGGACCCCCTACCCCCTACGGGGCTATTGGTGGAGATGGAGAGAATCGAACTCTCGTCCAGAACTATTGTCACCATCTAAGGTAACGGTTTTTCGTGTCTCTGTAAAGGCAGTTATCACTACTTGACCATACATAGCACTGTCAATACCTGGCATCCCCGTATATTAGTGTCACTGGTAGGAATCGAACCTACGTCCTGATTCTTACGAATCTTCCCGACCACTGGGCGACAGTGACAAATGGTCACTCTGTGAAGAATCGAACTCCACACCACAAAGAAGTAATTCCGGAATTCCTTCTAAGTCCGGCACCAGCCAAAGCGATAACTAGACTTCATCAAACAGGGCTTGAGCAACGGCGCTGAATAAAGCCGCCCGAACTAACAACACCGCAACAACAATCAGAATCAGAATCACAATCACTCCTATCACTAACTTATATCTAAGTATACCATGACTTTGTCTAAAGTAAAATGAGAGAATGATTAATCCCACTCAGGGTCAAACACCAGCGGTTCCCACTCGAGAATCATCGAAAGAATCGGAAACATCTTAAATCCCCTATCACTAACTTACACTTAAGTATACCACGACTTGATAGCGATTTACATGAGAGGAAGATGAGAGAGTGGGGGTAGGGGGACCCCCTACCCCCTAAGGAGTGTAAAGATTTACAGTGGACTAGGAGGATTTATCCTCATCCTCATCACGAAGCCTGTCCAGGGCTTCCCAGTCATTCAAACCGGGGAAACGGCGTTTAGCCTCCTCCAGCCGGGCTTGAGCCCGGGCGGCTTTAGCGTCCGCTTTAGCGCGGTCGCTAGGCTTTACAGCCACACGTCCAACGTAGCGCATCATTTCGCTATTGAACACATCTTTTGCTTTAGTCATTTGAGACTCCTTACTTAACTTCATAATTCATTATACCATAGATTTATAGCGGTTTACATGAGAGTAAGATGAGAGAGTGGGGGTAGGGGGACCCCCTACCCCCTACGGGGTAATTTGAATTTTATATTTTGAATTTTGAATTTTGAATTTTGAATTTTGAATTTTGAATTTTGGATTTTTGAGAATTTTTTTATTTTCTTTTCTTTTTCTCATTCTTTTGCTTTTGCTGCGCAAACGCTTTACGCAATTCCTGTTCGATAACCTGTTTCATGAAGGCTATCTCGGCCTGTTTGGCTTCCTCGCCACTCAGGCCCTTGACCTCATCCAAAAACTCTTGAATGTTGACACTCATGTGTAAGACCTTTCTACTTAACCTCAAGATGAGAAACAGCGTTCAAACAAAGGGCGCATCCACAACCAACAGCAAACGCAATACGATTACGTTTAATCTGTTTGAAGTGCTTTACCACTTCAGACTTGCTTGACTTGACAATTCCACGTTTGGACGCCCAAACAAGTACATTCCATTCATTGTCAATCGAGTCCATAATCAACTTCTCACTGAACATCATTTGTTCCTTTCACTAACTTATAATTCATTATACCACGCCCACAGGCGGAGTCAAGCGATTTTAGATGAGAGGAAGATGAGAAGGATTTTGAGGAAAGTGTAAAGAGTTTAGGGGGTAGGGGGTGCCCCTGCCCCATTTCTAGAATAACATCAAGACCTGCTTCAAACGTGCCAGCATAGTAGTGTTGAAGCAGACCTCATCATCCTTAGAAATAACCGCCCGGTCGTACTTTATAGGATTCTTTTCCATAAGCTCATCATGCTGAGAGAAAACACCCCAAATAGTACCTGACTCGCAATAAAATACAAGAACACTATCAACATCATACAGCTTCAGTTTATACATACTTAAAAAATCCTTCTATATATATACATATATACATTCATCTACAAACATTGTACCATGCTCACCGAAAGAAGTCAAGCGAAAATCCCGAGAATTTTTTTCGCGGCACGGCGGGAACAACCGCCGCCTCCCGGCAA